AGAAACACTACGGTTTATTCCAGTTTATGGTATTCCCTAGATAGGGTAAAAGAAATCGTAGAGGAGAGATTAAAAAATTATGACAGAGTATGATGGAAGAGTCGAAAGACAAAGATTGCTATTAGAAGCAGAAGAATGGGCAAATGGTATTAAATCATTACATGCACATAGTTTAAATTCAATGTGGTATGATAATAGACCACAAGATACAGAAGATGGAAAACATGTTGTTGATAAACAATATAACAACGGACTAATTCAAAGAACCTTAAACGATGGAACTACAGTATACTTTGGAGAGGAACTTGTAGGTGACGAATTAGTTAGAGCGTACGTGAGAGGAGGCGCATAGTTTTAAAAGTACTTTTTTATAAGTACTTTATGCCGGGTTTCCGACCCAACTAACTCCTTATAGGAAACCCGGCTTTTTATTATGAAAGGAATAAGCGAAATGTTAAAAGAATTAATACGATGGATTGGAATCATTATTGTGTTTGGAATGTTCATACTTTGGATGGAAGGAGCTTTCACAAAAGGGTGTTTACAATTATTGTTAGATATGGTATAATATACGAATGGCTAGAAGAAAGATAAAAACTCTCGATGAACAGTACATGGGTCTGGAACCAGATTTCTTAACTACTCCACCCCCAACTGATGAAAAGGAAAGATCAAGCGAATATATGCGTGCTTCCCGTTGGTATTCTTATTACTTAGATAAGAAAGCATACACACAAACTGTTCACAACTATTGCCAACACACTTTAGGTTACACTAAAAAACAAATGCAAGCGATTAAGAAATGTCCAGATTGGAAATTATATATGGGACATAAAGGTCATTTGTTTGTTAAGATGACTGAACGTGGTTGGAATTTTGACCAAGAAAGAATCGATGCTTCACACGAATATTTAAAAGAGTGTATGGAAGAAGGTAAAAAACTTTTAAAAGAAGCAAAGAAAAAGAAAGACGATAAACCAAAACCACCTGTTATATCACCACAAGAAAGAACAAGAAGGAAAGTCTTAAACACTATTGTTGGTGATTGGGATAATATGGTCGTAGATAAATGGATGGAAGGAGAATTTGATAAAAAGAATATACAGTTTCCAGTTTATAGTTTATTTCAAATGCACCAATTAAAAGGTGGACCAGCAATTAATATGTTTAAAGAACATGTTCAGTTTGAATATGATAATGTCAAGGGTGCTTATGAAAAGACTGACGAACAATTAGTAGAAGGTTATTCACACATTAAGAAAGGTGACCAAAGAAAGATGTTAGACTTTATGGATAAGATCTTTGAAGAATGTGAACGTGTAAGAGATGCGCAAAGAAATCAAAGAATAAGAACAAAGACACCTAGAGCAAGGGATAAACAAGTAGAGAAATTAAATTACTTAAAGGATTCAGAAGAGTGTAAGATAGCTTCTATTAATCCTGTACTTATACCTGGATCCAATTATATTTGGATGTATAATGTTAAACAGAAAAAGCTTACAGAGTTTATAACTAGTTCTTCGAACGGTTTTGAAGTTAGAGGTTCTACTTTATATAACTGGGAAAAAGGAAGAGTTGCTACATTGAGGAAACCGGATGAGATTCTGCCTCAGATTTTAAACAAAACAGTTAAACAAATAGATAAAATCTGGGATGGTTTAACTACTAAAATAGGGAAACCTACAGGAAGAATAAACAAAGATTGTGTTATTCTTCGAAGAGAATTATGGAAGAACTAGAACATAAGATTATGACTAAGAAAAGGTTCACTAAAGCTGTTGAAGCTCTAGTTTCTAAAAACAATATGACTTACCTTGATGCTATGACTTATATCGTAGAACAACGTGGTATGGATTATATGAATGTGAAGAAGTTATTATCTCCTGCACTAAAGGAGAAACTTACCAATGAAGCTACTGGATTGAATTTAGTTAAAGTCAAAAAGAAAAACACTTTACCAGTTTAGGGGTTTACAAACCTCGTGTACTATGGTATAATAGTACTTTTATTATGGAGAAATTATATGGCAATGATTAATTTGGGAAGTTCAATGCGCTATGGACCAACTGGTAAACGCAGGAAAACAAACGCTTGGACTACAAAAAAGAAAAAACCAACTATGACTAAATCTTTACAACCATGCCCGAACGCTCTCGCTCGCGCGGCCGAAGCACAAAGACATAGAGAAATGTATCCTTCTTGGACAGGTAAATCTACTTATTCTGCACCAGAAGATCAATCATACAAACAAGAGGTTAGTAAAAACTATACAGTTTCTATAGCATATAATAAAGGTGCTTATCAAGTTATTCCTAAAAAAGAGATTAAGAGCATAGGAAAATGATGGATCCGTTTGAGGTTTATAAATTATATAACGCATTAAAATTACACTTTGAACAAGATAGTTACGATGCTATAAAGTATAATTATAAAACAACGGTTAATCCTAATTCTTTTTTTAAAAGAAAAGATAAATACTTTTTTGCTAAGTTAGGTAAAAATCAAAAAGATCTACAAAACTTTTTTGTATTTAACTTTATCGAAGACATGAAATATGTTGGAGACATGATGGATATAGAAGGACAACAAAACTATACCAAACATAAAAAAATACATGAATCTATACATCGTGAGTTCGAAAAAGATATAAATACTATTACAGAACAATTTGATAATCTGCTGGTGGTGAACACTATAAACACTCCACCCAAGATTATTGAAATGTGGATGGAAGAAGAAGTATCATTGGAGACAGTGGTTATTCTAAATTCATTAACGGACTTCATACGTGTTGAAGGGAAGAAGATAACCGAAACTTTGTTTTGGCCAGACGTTTCCCGAAAGATAACAAAGTATGGTCCATTCGTAAACTTCTCAAAAGAGAAATGTTTAAACATTATCAAAAAGAGGTTTACAAATACCGCGTAATGTGGTATAATAAGTTATATATTATGTGTAAGTGGATAATTCAGTAATACAATGCAATACGGAGAAATAAAATGTCATTTGCAAACTTAAAGAGCTCGCGAGGCTCGTCAATCGACCAACTCGTAAAAGCAGCAGGCGCTGTTTCAGAAAAGACAGAAACTAAATCATACGTTGATGATAGATTCTGGAAACCCACTCAAGATAAAGCTGGTAATGGTTATGCCGTTATTAGATTCTTACCTGCGAAAGAAGGTGAGGACTTACCTTGGGTCAGATACTGGGACCATGGTTTTAAAGGACCAAATGGTTTATGGTATATCGAAAACTCTTTAACTTCTATTGGACAACCAGATCCTGTATCAGAAATGAATACACAACTCTGGAACACTGGAAGAGAAGAGGATAAAGCTATCGCAAGAGAAAGGAAAAGAAGGCTACACTATGTTTCAAACATTAAAGTCATCTCTGACTCTGCGAACCCATCTGCAGAAGGTAATGTTTACCTTTACAGATTTGGTAAGAAAATCTTTGATAAAATCATGGATGCTATGCAACCACAATTCGCAGACGAATCACCGGTGAATCCGTTTGATTTCTGGGAAGGTGCTGATTTTAAAATTAAAATTAGAAAGATAGATGGTTGGACCAACTATGATGCTTCAGAGTTTTCACCAACAAGTGCACTACATAATGGTGATGATCAATTACTAGAAGATACGTATGGCAAACTTTATAGTTTATCAGAGTTTACTTCACCTAGTAATTTTAAAACTTATGATGAGTTAAAAACTAAATTGAACAGAGTACTTGGTGTAAGCGCAGGCATAAGTATGCCTGAACCATCAGTATCTAATGTGATAGAAGAACCTGAAATTGCTACTGCATCAGCAGTATCAGAACCAGAAAGTACTTCTGAAGAGGATGATACTCTAAGTTATTTTGCTAAATTAGCAAATGATTCGTAAAAACCTATAGGGTTTTTCGGGGCTTAAAAAGAGCGCCACCGCGCTCGGCCCCTTTTTTTGTGCGTGTTAGGAATTCAATTATTATAGATATAGTTGAGATCCCAAGAGAAGGGAAGAGAGTTTTTATTTACCAGGACCAGAGTTACCAGCAGTGTGAGGACGTGGTTGAATATGTAAGACTGGAGCATTGTTCTGTGTTGTTACTTGTTGATTGATTCCGGTATTTATTTGAGGAGCTGATGGTGTTACGTTAACTCCTTGACCTTCTGGGGTAAGAGTTTGAAAATTAATTCTTGGAGCAATCTGATTAAATGTTTCTTCTAAACTTTCAAGTTGATTGATTGCGTCTTGTATACCTACTACTTCTACTTTAGCTATAAAACTTAAATCCTGATCTATTTTTCCAAGCTGTTCTAAATTAGCTAATGCAGATTTTTCATCAGGACCTAAATTAAAATCTCGTAAAAGACCTAAAGCTACTTTTGTATAAAGGTCAGCATTTTTTTCTAAGTTAGCAGTTGACATCAACTCCAATCCACCAAATCCAAATACCATTCTATTTAAAGCTTCACTAAATGTTTCTAGACCTGGTCCTATAACTGTTAACGGTCTAAGTTCATCTGCTATTTTTGCGAATTTGCCTCTTCTATCACCACCTTCTCCAATACCAAACCATGAGAAAAGGTCTTTTCCTGAATTTATTATTCCTTCTCCTAAATCAACCACCGCTCCTGTAATTGAATCAATGAGTTTACCACCAGTGAATATTGCTAGTCCACCACCAAGTGCTGCTAGTCCACCACCTGCAGCCGCTAGATTAGCACCATCTATAGTATTGAATTCTGATAAACCTCTTGCCATACCTTTCATTAGTCTTTCAAGTTTGTCCCCATTACCTATTAAGCCTCCAATATAACCACCGACTGAAATACCTGTAAAGAATGACCCAATAGCAAAACCAGCAGCGCCAATACCAACTGTTGCACCTATCGTCGCAGCGCCTGTTACAAGTGCGACTGGAGTTCCAACACCAGTTGCTAATGAACCAGCTGTTACTGCACCGGCACCTGCGA